CGAACGAACGACCCACATGGTTTAGCCGCGGAAGGACCCATCACTTCGCGGTCGACAATGCGCGATCAAGTGCAGCCTCAAGTTCTGCGACCCAGTTGCGATTAATCACCTTGCTGCCCACGTCTTGGATTGGGAAACGTCCCGTGTATCGCGGTGCTGATGATGCTGCGATGAAGTATGGGAACAGCTGCTCACGTGATCGACGGTAGATACCAGGCGGCCTATCACCTCCGCGTGGTGTGCCGACAAAGAAGCCGCCGCGTTTGTTGGTGGTGCTCAGCCCTTTGCTGATGGACCTGAGCGTGGCGATGGAGACGTTGCCTTGAGCTGTGGTCTTGACCAGGGAGGTGGGTAGGAGGGTGACTCCTGGGGGGAGGGTGCCGTCGTTGTCAGCGCCAGCGAAAAAGCGCTCGAATCCCTTGGCTACACGTTGCCCGCCTTGGATGCCGTAGCGCAGGTAGCGGGCACGGTTGCGGCCGTCTTGATTGTTGGCAAAGACGATTGCTTGTAGGTCTGCCTTCTTGGACTTCTGGACCAGGAAGGCGGTCTCGGTGAACTTCGTAGGTGCGTTGAAGTATTGGCGCGTGCTGCCGTTGAGCGCTGTGCGGGCCTTGAAGGCCACCTCGTTAAGGGCGAGGGAGGTGGCAAAGGGCAACTGCTTGGCGAGCACGCTGGAGCGCCTTGCCGCCTCTTCCAAGCCGGTGGTGTCAACGGTGATGGATAGGGCCATGTCCCAAGGGTAGGCGGACGCCGGAGGTAGGCAAATCGGCTGTCTCACGTGTCTCATTTGAGACAGCTTTGAGACTTGCCAACCTGCCAACCTCTGCCTACCTCCCTATATCTTTTCCTTTTTCCTCCCCTCTCCCCCTCTCCTCTCTATTTCTATTTACTCTTTAGAAGAAGTAGGAAGGTAGGAGAGGGTAGAAGAAGGCAGCCATACCAATGGATCTGAGGTTGCCTACCTCAGCCTGGAGGTAGGCAATAGACCCATTTCTGGGTGCCATCGATGAGGCGGCGTCGCTTGACCAGTCCAAGCTCCCTGAGGATGGATGCGAGCTGCATCTGGTCCGCACGAGACTGGCGCTCGATGGGCTTTCCGATGGCATCAGTGAGCAAAACCTCGGTGGTGACTGGGATTCCGGCGTTTCGGGGTGATGCCAACCATTCTCTAACCGGTGCGAGCCAAGGAGATTCAACGAGGTAGGCAAGGTTGGCATCTGCCACCTGGCGCTCAAGGTCGCGGGGGAGGTGATTGGGTTCGCCGGCTTTGTATGCGGCGACCGCTGCAGACCAGATCGCGTCGCGTTCAAGCAGCAGGCCATCCACCTCGATCATTCCCTGTACGTCCACAGGAATGACCCAGAAGCGGCGGTTACCGGTGTCATCGATCAGGAAGCCGGTGTCCCGGTTAGTGGAGCCGACGATGATCGAGCGGCGCGGGAAGTCCTCCATCGCCTTGCCGTAGGGCACGCGATAGGAATCAGTCTGGCGGGATAAGAAGGCTTTGATCTTGCCGGCGTGGTTCTTGCCGGTGATGCGGTCGATCTCCCCCCACTCATGGATCCATGCCTTGCCCACCAGGAGTAGATCGTCTTTGTTGTTGATATCGCCTAGGGCATCAGAGAAGAAAGGGCCGCCGAGGTTGCGCCAGAAGGTTGATTTACCGCAGCCTTGGGCGCCCATAAGGACGCAGGCGGCATCGTGCTTGCTGCCGGGTTCGTAGATGCGGCGCACGGCTGCGATCAGCGTGCAGCGCAGCATGGCGTCGTAGAGGGTACCGGGCTGGTCCTGCGGGCGCAGGTAGCTGGTGGCGAGGTGATCGATGGATGCCGGTGGCACCTCTTCAGCCACGCGGTCTAGGTAGTCGCGGACAGGATCGAACTGGTTCTCCTTAGCGACGAACACCAAGGCATCAGCGGCCAGCTCCTTGCCGACCTTGATATTGAGCTGAGCCAGCTGCAGGTAATAGTGCTCTAGGTCTGTGATGGCCTTGCCGTCTAGCTCAACGGCTTGGGTGTAGATGTTGAAGCGCAGGCGGTCGGTCAGCTGCTGGCGCAGCAGGGTGAGCAGCTCACCGGTTTCAAGCTTGATAGGTTTGGCCGCACCAGCTGACTGGGCTACGTCAGGGCCGAGGACGGACTGAAGTGCCTTGATGGCCTGCTGACGTGGCGAGATGCCACCGGCTAGGTGATAGAGGGTGCCGAGGCCAACGCCGCCTGTATCGGAATTGAAGGATGCCCATTTGGCTTCACATTCGCCGGGCTTAAACTTTCCAGATGCTGCAGACCACTGGCACCAGTCGCCTAAGAGTGCGTCATTGCCGACGCTGTGCAGTGCCATGCCGACCTTGACCCATTCGTCGTAGTCATCAGCAATGGAGCTGGGGATGTTGGCGAGGTATTGACGAGCGCGTTCGGTGTCGTCGGTGGTGTTGGTGGGCAGCAGGGGCGGCGTTTCGATGGGCCGTTGCATCTGCTGCAGCAGCACGGATGGAGCGTCAGCGATGGGCAGATCACCAGGTGCGCGGCCATTCAGCCAGCGGTAGGAGCCAGTGATGGGGTGCTTGCCGATGACAACGGACTGGCAGCCGGTCCAGCGCAGTTCGAGTTGCTCGCCCTTGATGCTGCTGCGGAGCTTGGTGGTTTTGATCTGATCCCAGAAGGGTTCAGAAACGCGGTAGATGATCTGGAGGCGCCCATCACGGCCTGAGGTGACGGCCCATGATTTGGGGAGTTCGCGCAGTGATGTGCCGAGCGATTCGAGCACCTCTGAAGCGCCAAGGCCATCGTGATCAACGAACAGGAGGCCACCGGATGGTGGGCCGGCTAGGACGCCAACGGCGACGGCGCGACCTGCTGATAGCTCGGATTCAATGCCGCGCTTGTTGAGTGGGTGCTTTTGCCATTCGGGTTGGTAGGGGCGTTTGTCGTTGCCGACTGCCACCAAGGCCCATGACTCTGGTATGTCTTGCAGCTGATCGACGATGGTTGCCACAACGGCTATCAGAAGGAGCCGTCAGAGTGTGCGTTAGGTGAGCAAGGTTGGCAAGCTATCTCACGAGATCATTTGCGTCTTGGATTGAGCGGGCGATGCCTGCGATTCCACCTGCGGCCGATACGGTGCGTTGCCATGCGTGCTGTTCTGGTCGCACATGGCCCCGCTCGGTTTTAACTTCTATCGAGGTGAACACGGCCAGCTGCTGGCCGACCATCTCCGGGGTCACGGTGATAGTGCGCCAGCCGATCAGGTCAGCGGAGCCGCGGGCCAGGCCGAACTGCACGGGCCGGCCGGTGCGGGGGTCAGGCAGTTGGCCGACCTGATTACGAAACAGGCGCAGATCAGTACGGCTACCAAGCGCAAGGCGTATTTGCTGCTGGAGGGTGGTCTCAGCGTTGGCCACGCGCCTGATGGATCCGGTACGCCCAGCCCGGACTGTAACCGCGATTCTTGGCGACCATCAGCAGATCAGCCAAGGTACGGGCGCGGCCGACTTCAGTGCGCCGTGCGTGGCGGTCCTCGAATTCGATCACCTTGGCGGTGCGTTTCAACTGCTGCAGTTCACCTGCGATCTGCTGGATCTTGCGCGATTTGATCGGTTGGCATTGTGCGCCACACACCGGACAGATCGGCTGCGGCTTAAACGCTGCAAAGCATTCAGGGCATGTGCGGACTGATGGCGCTGGTGTGCCCTTGCTGCGCCGCATACGGTCATCGAGTGACCAGTCGCGCGGATCATCGGGAAATCCGTGGCGCAAGACGTTGCCGACGTGATCGAGGATGATCGCGGCGTCTTTGCCAGGCGCTGGGCGCAGCACACGGCCCACCTGCTGCAGGTACAGGCCGAGGGATTGCGTGGGACGTAGCAGGATGGCGCAGCTTGCGGCGGGTACATCAAAGCCCTCAGAGACCACATCCACGGTCACGAGCACACGCACGATGCCGGCGCCAAAATCAGCTACCACCTGCTCGCGATCTTGCGTGACACCTAGCAGCAGTTCTGCTGTGATCCCGGCTGTCTTAAATGCGTCGCACACTGATACGGCGTGCTTGACGTTGCAGCAGAACGCGATTGCCTGCTGGCCTGCTGCTAAGCGCTGATAGTGCGCGATGGCATCGCCTGTGACTGTTGGCCGATCCATTGCGGCCGCGGCCTGATCGTTTGCGTAGTCGCCGGCTCTTGTACGTACACCAGTCAGATCAGCGACCACTGGCGGTGCATAGATCCGTGCGGGCGATAGGTAGCCGGTGAAGATCAGATCAGCAACGCTGGGGCCGAGCACCATGTCGGTGAAGTAGCCGCCGTGACCTTCGCCTAAGCCTTCACCGCCGAGCCTGGCAGGCGTTGCTGTTTTGCCGATCAGATAGGCGTCAGGCCAAGCATCCACAATGCGGCCCCACATGTTGCCGCGAATCAAATGGTGCGCTTCATCCTGCACGATTAAACATGGCTCTGGTATGCGGTCGATCCTGCGCACCACGGTCTGCACACTGCCCACCTGCACGGGTTTGGTGAGATCTTCTGGCTGCCCGGCGCAGATGATGCCGTGATCAATCCCTAGCCAGCTGATGCGCTTGGACAGATCAACAATCAGCTCTTTGCGATGCGCAAGAATCAGCACACGCTTGCCGCGGTCTGCTGCGCTCTGAACCATTACTGCGATGGTTGTGCCCTTTCCAGCGCCAGTCGGCATTACGGCAAGGATGCGTCGATGGCCATTGCGCATGGATTGCCGCAGGTCTTCTAAGAGCTTGTGCTGATAGGAGCGGAGTTCAAGCATTGCCGCGTCTCCGTTGTGGTTGAGAGGCAATCCGTTCCATGGGCCAGCCACGGTCCAGCCGGTGCTGCATTGAGGAGTAGGTGAGGTCAAACTCTCTGGCCCACTCCGCTGCTGTCAACGACCGGCCTTGCCAACTGATCACGCGATTGCGCCTTGTGTTGTTGGCTTGAACCACGGCATCTACGAAACGGCAATTCTCCGGGCAATAGTCCCCCTCAACATTGATGCGATCAATTTGCAAACCTTTGGCATAGCCGGCTTGCAGCGCCCAGTCATAAAAGTGCCGCCGCCCATTAAGACCAGCCCATTCGTTGCAGACGCTGATTCCTCGACCGCCATAGCAATGCCAGCGTTTATCGGTCGGATCAGTACATCGGCGCAGCATGTTGTTGTAGCAGTTTTTCAAGCCTGAGCGCAGTTGTTCTGGGATGTGTTCATTTCTCATCCGCCATTTTTGGCAGTTAAGGCGAGCCTGTTCGCGCGATCCGCATCCGCAGCTTGCGACTGTGCCGTTTCTGAGAAGGGCTGCCCGCACAACTGTTGGACTCCCGCATTCGCATTGGCAGTTCCAGTGCACGCCGTTTCTGCGAAAGGCAATGGAGCTTGCCACTAAGCGTCCAAAGCGCTGGCCGGCAAGGTCTAGGGTTTGGGCCATGCAGTCTTTCTAGCGACTTGACGGAATCCTAGCATTTATAAGTTGCCGCAGCCTGCCGCAACTGCTAGTATTTGGCCGCAACTGCCACAACCTATGGACAACACCGCGTATCACGCGCATCCGGCCGTCTCAAAGTCTCAGCTGGATCTCATCGCGCGATCACCGCTGCATTATTGGGCGCGGTATCTCGATCCCAGTCGGGTGGCGCCTGAGCCCAGCCCACAGATGCGTCTCGGCACTGCGCTCCACACGCACGTGCTCGAGCTGAGCCGATGGGATGAGGAGATTGCAGTAGCGCCTGCCATGGATCGCCGCACCAAAGCCGGCAAGGAGTCCTACGCAGCATTCGAGGCTGCTGCTGCTGGCAAAACCGTGATCACCGCCGATGATGCCGAGGTGGTGATGGCGATGGGCCGCAGCATCATGCGTCATCCCGGTGCAGCAATGCTGCTGGGCCTGTCAGGCAAGGCCGAAACCACGCACATGTGGACAGACGCCCTTTATGGGGTGGAGTGCAAGTGCCGCCCTGATTGGCTCACGGATGATGGCAGCATCATGGTGGATCTCAAAACCACCCGCGACGCCAGCCCGCGTGGATTCCGGCGCAGCATTGCCGATTACCGCTACCACGTTCAGGCCGGCTGGTACATGCAGGGGGTCCATGCTGCTACAGGCCGACGCCCTGAGCAGTTCATCTTTATCTGTGTCGAGACCACGGCGCCTTACGCGGTCGCTGTGTATGCGGCAGACGCGGAGATGATCGAGCGCGGGCATGAACAGGCTATGAAGGATTTAGGCAAGCTGGCCGTCTGCCGTGCTGCTGATAGCTGGCCGAGCTACAGCGATCAGATCGAAACCATCAGCCTGCCGGGTTGGATGACGGGCCAGCAACAGCAGACCACTGAGATCGAAACCTACTGATGACTGAATCAACAGCCCTCACCACCACCACCGGATCAGTATTCAGCGGCATCCAAGCCTTCGAGGATGCCCAGCGGATTGCCAAGGCGCTCGCCAGCAGCACGCTGATCCCGCCTCAGTTCCAAGGGCAGCAGGGCTTTGCCAACTGCCTGGTGGCGCTTGAGATTGCCAACCGGATGGGCATCAGCCCGTTCTTGGCAATGCAACACCTGCACGTGATCCACGGCCGCCCATCGTGGAGCAGCAGCTTCATCATTGCGATGGTGAACGGCTGCGGCAGGTTCAGCCCGCTGCGGTTTGAGATGAGCGGCGCTGGCGACAACTTGGCCTGCTATGCGGTCGCTACTGATCTTGCCAGTCAGCAGGAATTGAAAGGCCCCACGATCACGATGGCGATGGCCAAGCGTGAAGGATGGGCCACGAAGAGCGGCAGCAAGTGGGCCACGATGCCCGAGCTGATGATCCGCTACCGGGCCGCCGCTTTTTGGGGCCGGCTGTATGCGAGTGATCTGCTGCTTGGTATGCAGAGCCAAGAGGAGGTGCTCGATGTGCAGCCCGTCACGGTGACAGAAACCAGCGTGGCTGATCTGAACGCCAAGCTGCAGCCCGAAACTCCAGTTGCCGCAACCGATCAGGATGAACTCTTCTGATTACTTAACGGCCACGCAGTTAGCGCAGCGCTGGGGCCTGCACCCCGATACGCTCAGCCGCTGGCGAAAGGCAGGCAAGGGCCCGCCGTACTTCCGCACCCCAGGTTTCGTGCTCTACCCCCTGGCCGAGGTGGAGCAATACGAACAGGCCAACACCATCACCCACGAGCAACCATGACCTTTTCCGTTAACGGCGCACTGTTCAAGCAATCCGAAGCCGACTGGCAGAAACGGATGGGCGATAAGTTCCAAGCTGGCAAAAACTACCCCGAGTTTGATGGCGTGCTGAATGTGCCTGCTGATCAGGCTTATGCGTTGGCGCAGTACCTGATGAACGCCGACCCACAGGGTGACCGCAATGAGATTCCTGTGCGGCTGAGCGGTTGGGCCAAGACCGCCAACAGCGGCGTGAAGTATCTCAGTGTTGTGGCTAAGCCGGACTGGAAGACGCAGCAGGCTATTGAGGCCAAGGGTGCGGCTGAAAGCCTGGCCAAGGCCACTGATGGTGTCGTGGTGGACGCTGATCTCTTTTAACGCCCCATCAGCTCGCATTCAAGCCGGGCGATCTCGTTGACCGCCTGCTGCAACAGCTGCTGCTGGTAGCAGGCTTGCTTTAGGAGCGCCGCGGCCATTGGGCCTGCATCTTTGCTGGTTAGCAGGGTGCGGGCCTGCTTTTCGATCTCGAACTGCTGTTCTGGCGATAGCTCGACAGCCATCCACTCACCGAAGTTCATGGTGCCATAGTGGTGGTGTACAGATGCACGCTAGCGAAGCTGTGAAGTGCCCCCAATGCGGCAGTGATGAGATACGCGCAACCTATACCAACGGCCACGATGCTGACCGTGTGGTGAGGCAGCGCCGATGCTTGGCGTGCCAGCACCGCTGGTATACGGCTGAGTTGGCGGTGAGCCTGGCCGTGGTGGGCTGGGAGCGCAAGGAGCCAAACGGCAAAAGTGTGCCAGTGCTGCGGGTGCCGGTTGATCTGGCAGTGGGCAGCGACGCGGTGTAACGGGATGTGACTGCCCACCCTTGACGTGCACCGCAGAAGGGGCATAATGGCCACACGAGGGGAGCGGCCCACTCGCAAAACTCAACCGCCGGCCGAACAGCGCACACGAGGCCGTAAAACCCGAGCGCAACACGGCCTGACTAAGCCCACACCGCCGGTTGGTCCGGCACACCAATTCACCCACACCATGAAACAGGCACTCACAAGCGACTGGGGGCCGACTCTTTACCTATGGACTGCTCAGCTCGCAGAAATCGTCGTGACCGTGTACGTCAGCGGTCTAATGCTCGGCGCATGGCTACATCGCCTCAACGACCGCATCGCACGGATGGTCGCATCATGAACGCCATCAACAACGCCATCTGTTGCCTAATCGCCGCCAGCGTGTTCGCCATGATCGGCATTGAATCCGGCGCACATCACAGTCCCACCCACTCGGGCACGCAGCAGGTGGTGCGGCATGACTGAACGCCGCTTCTACTTCACGATCAAAGCCGCCAACGTGTTCGAGTCGATCACGGCCTGCAGCCTGACTGAGGCCAAGCTGATCGCTGCTGATACTTGGCTGGAATGGTGGTCGCAGATTGAATGGCTCAACCCTGAACAGGAGCCCAGCAATGGCTGATGTAACCGGAGCGCTGCTGCAATGGCGCACTGATGAGACTGAGCTAGGCAACTATGGCGAAGGCGTCAGCCGGCCACGCCACAATGCACGCGTCAAGGATTTCACGGTCTTGGTGCGATTCCCGCAGGTGCGTCCCATCAAGTGGTACACCCGCGCCGAATCCAAGACCGCAGCCGCGAAATACGCACGCAACCGCTGGCCACAGGCCATTGCCGTGGAGGTGCTGTGAGCGATATCCGCCAACGGCTAGAGCAGCTGCTTAGCGATACCGGCGCCTACCGTCAGGGTCGGCAAGATGAACGCGAGCGACTCCAGCACCTGATCGATATCCGCATTGATCAGCTGCATTGCATCGCTGGCATCCGCAACCGGCAGCAGCTTTGCGCTGAGCTGCTGCAACTCCGACAAACGCTTGAACCATGAACGCCACACAGCTTGACCAGCAACGCGCCGACATGATCGATGCGCTGTACGAACGCAGTGGTCGCACGTGCGGCACCTACACCGGGCTGTGGGAAGAGTTCTGCCGCGATATTGCGGCCAGCTTCCGCGACACGGATTACACCGAACTCTTGGCCCGCGTGGTGCGTGCCATGGATGCCACTGAATCGGTGATGACGCAAAAGCAAGCGCAGCAGGCCATTGAGGTGTGCCGCCAGCAGCTGCTGGGAGATAAGTGGAGGTGAGCCGGCCATTCAAGGCTGGCGAGGAGAACATCGCCGCGATCCTCACGCCGGAGCTGGTGCGCAAGCTGCGTCGGCTCCGCACCGAGGGGTGGAGCTACCGGCAGTTGGCAGCTGAGTTTGATGTTGACGAAAAACACGCATGGCGCATCTGCAAACGCATCGCATGGGGATGGCTTGATGACTGATCCAATAAATCCAGATCACTACCGCCGCGGCCCAGTGGAGGCTATCGACGTGATCGAAGCGGCAATCACTGACGCGCCGCACATGGTGCCTGCCTACCTGCAGGGCCAGGCGCTGAAATATCTGCTGCGCATCTGGTGCAAAGGTCACGCGCTGGAAGACGCCCGCAAATGCCGCTGGTATCTCGACCGTCTGATTGCCAAACTGGAGGGATGATGCACCAGCTGCCTGGCCTGAATCTGATTGAACGCCTTGCGTTGCGGATCCTCACGCGCAGCAAGCGGACGGGTCTGGTGGTGGTAAAGCCTTACGGCTACTCATGCGTATACGTGGCAGCTGATGGCACGGATCCGGTCGCTGCGTATGTCACGGATGGGCCTGAGGAGCCGGCCAGCATGACGCTAGAGCGGATCTTCCATCAACCTGCTTACGGGGAGGATGAATGATCAGCCTGCACGCTGGCCGTTTGCTGCTGGTGTGCAGCCGCTCTGATCGCAACTGGCACGCTCGTGTGGTGCTCGGCCCCAAGCCTGAACATCAGCTGGAGATGGATACAGGCACCGTGCACCTGCAGACGGCGCTCATTAAGGCGCAGCAGATCTATCAGGCAGCACGCAATCGTATCCGCCCCGCTGATGGGCCAATGATGTGCTGGGATTGCCACTACTGGGAGATGCGCCACCAGGCGTGCGGCCTGGAGTTGCCAGAATCAAAACGTAGTGGCGGGCGTTATGCGTCTCGCTGTGAAATGTACGAACGTGCCACGTGAGTGGGCCACTCCTATACGCGCTGATTGGTGTCCGCTGATCCACCAGTCGCTACAGGCGATTGATCGCCACAACCAGCTGTGGTTTGTCAGCAGAGACCCATTCCACCTGCAGCAGGCGCAAGTGCTGCGGGAGTATGTCGGCAGACTGAAGGTATGGATCCACCAGCAAGAGGCGCGGCAATGTTCGGACCAGAGGTGATCAGCCGCACAGATCGAGATGGCGGCTATATCGAGACGTTGATGCCAGTGCACGGCGAGGTGTATTACCGCAGCTGCGTGGGTGGCATCTGCCGCTACAGCTCGGATCTATGGCAGGCCGAGTTATACCTCGATCACCTGCTTGGCCGGTAATGCTCCACGACGTGTTGATCCTGGTGGTGGAGTATTGGGTGACGTGCTTGCTTGCGCTGTGGGTGTGCAGCAGGATCCTGCCGTGATTGTGGTGGCCGGTGGCGGGTCCTCACGCGGTGCCCACCTCACCGCAGCCGGCCGCTGCGGTACCGCCTAGCCCTCGAAAAAGGTCTAGGCCGAAAGCGTAGCGTCATCCTGCAGCCATTGCGCAATGGCCCATTCGCCTAATGCTGACCAGAAAGGCTGGGCTCTGTACCAGTCCACCCAAGACTTATGGCCCTTGCTGCAGTTGCATCCCATGCAGCAGGCCACCAAATTCGATGGCGTGGTGGTGCCGCCGTGCGCTTTGGGGATTACGTGATCAATGGTTGGGCTGCGGCCAAGATCTGCGCCGCAGTAGGCACATTGATAGTTCCAAGCCAGCAGGATCTGATCACGCGCTGATCGCCGTGTGACCAGCCGCGTCTCATCAATCCGATGACGGTCCACACAGGTCTGGCGGGATGGGCACCGCGTTCACCTCGATATCGATGATGTCTTCATCGGATCGGATGAACTCAGCCATATGGCTGTAGATATCGCCCGGCAGATCATCCGCGGACGTGTTTGACCGTATGAACAGCTTTGCGTTGATCTCCAGGAAGTAGCCCTGCATGACCATGCGCCGCTTGGCATACGGTAGCGGTCGCCACTGCGTCTCATGAGACTGCAGAATTGCTACGGGATTCGGCGGCAGGATTCGCGCTACTGTCCCGCCATGCAATACATCCTCCGCATCGGCCCGTGGCACATCGGGCCATTCACCACCCATCAGGCCGCTAGCCACTTCGCTGAGAGCCATGGTTGCGACGATTACATGATGCTGCCGATGGATGATCCAGCCGAAGCGCCAGGCAAGATCTACCGGCTGCGCATGGCGCCGCTGTCGCACCCCATGAAAAAAGCGCCGGTGGCTGAAGCCAGCGCCTAGGTGCCTTGACTCTCCGAACGAACGCTAGCCCTTGCTGCTGGTCACTCCAAGATCACAGTTATAGCGCCCTTTTTTGTCATATCCAATTTCAGGCTCGCCACTCACGAGCAGGAACTTCATTTGACCGATGCGAAGGCCCGGCCAAATCGGCAGGGGATGGAGTCTCCGTTGATTACATAATTCCATGGTTAGGCGGCTGCCATACCAGCTCGGATCACACCAGCCCGCTTCAGCATGATCCCAACCTTCGCGTGCGCGGCTTGATTTCAGCACAAACTGAGCGCCGACGTGATGAGGCAGGTTGAAGATCTCCTGCGTTTCGGCCAGGAAGAACTCACCAGGCTGAATCCAGAATGGATCCTGTTGTGTGTGGCCATGCAGCTGCACTTTCTGCAGTTCCGCTGTGCTGGCAACCTCCATCATGATCTGGCCGCCGAGCGTCACGTCGTAGCTCGCGGGGTTGAGCTGTTCTTCGTTGTATGGGCTCACCATTTGGTGCCGTTGGCACAGCCTGCGGATCTCGTGGTCAGCTAGCAGCATCAGGCGCTCAGTAATCCCAAACGACCTTAGGCCGCCCTTGCCGGATGCCGGTATGAATAAATCCTTTAGGCGCTCCCTTGCCCGTGCTGTATGGCCAGTTCTTGATGCACCACTCCTGCAGCTTGTAAATGTCGAC